AAATGAAAAAGTTGGCGCTGGCATTTTTATTTCCTTGGCGTCAGTTCGCCGGTCCTTAGCATTTCTGTCTGTTTCTTATAGACGCCCTTTGCGAGCGTCGTCATTCCGTCAGCGTCCAATATTATCACGCGTGAAGAATTACCGCCACCGCCCAAAACCTCTTGGCTTCTGGGGTCGTCAAGTGGAATAACGGCTTCAGCTCTGCCACCCTCTCCAATTGTAGCTTGCACCCCGCCAGATTGCGGCATTACTATTCCGCCCTCGGCTAGTTTAATAGACCCGATTGCCGCCCTAGACCCCGCCGATATCAACGCCGCGCCGGCTAAATGCGCATATCCCATAGGGTTTGTAAACATTGACGAAACAAGCAACCCCATACCTGTTTGGAATAATTTCGCGGCTTCAATATCAAGCGCCGCGTAGGCCTGTTGTTTGAAAAAGTCCAACATTCCGCCATTGATAGCCTCTTGCAGTGATAATTGGCCCTCGCCGAATCTTGCAAACGATTCCAAAAACATTGAGTTTTGCAACTTTTTCTTTTCGTCAAGTGCGGCCATTCTTTCTAATTCTAGGTCGTACAATTTTTGAGAAATTGCATTTCTTGATTCAGCAGAAAGTGTCTCGATTGCGAGTTCTTCTTCTGCGCGTAATATTTTGGCTTCAATTGAAAGATTGTCAAGCTCATTTTGCCTGGCAAAATCAGCTTGCGCCAGGGCTATAGTATCAGCCGCTAGCCTCGCGTTTATCTCGCGGTGCTTGTCAGCCTGAGACTGTGCAAAGGCTGTTTCTTGCTCGCCTACAACGTGCTGCATTAGTAACTGTGCGGCAATGGCTTTCCTGCGTATTTCAAGCTCGTCATCTTTTTGTTGCAGTAGAATTTCTTTGGCTTTATCTGATTCTTCTTTTGCCAATTCGGCTGCTTTATCGCTGGCCTCTTTTTCGATTCTCAATTTGTCGTTTTTGGCGTTTTCCGCTGCCATTTTCTTGTCTGCTAGCTCTTTCGCGCGGGAAGCGGCTGCATCGGCTTTTTCTTTTTCAGCGGCTGCCTTTTTTTCGTTCTCGTCTTTTATTCTTGCCGCTTTTATATCCGCAATAGCCTGTTTTGTTTCGGAAATGGAGGACTCCAGCCCCTCCGTTGATATCCCAACCCCGTATTTTTTAGTTCCTGGAATCGCGGATAGCCCTTTCAAGAAAAAATTAATTGCTTTTGCAATATTGAGCATGTTTTCTCTTATAGCGAGCTCCATTTCAAGAAAAGCGAGCTTGACAATGTCCATGTTTTTGTAGACCGCAACGCCCAATAATCCGACAGCTGCGACAAGCAACCCTATACCCGTACTTGAAGCCAACGCTATCATGGCAAGTTTTGCGCCCCCAATTGCTAACGCCAAAAGCCCAAACGCGGTAACAAGACCCATAACCCCCGCCGCCACGGCTACCGATACAGATATAAATGTTTTTGTTTCCGGTGAAAGTTTTCTTATCAACCCCAAAAATGAATTTAGTGCCCCTATCAAAAAATTCAACGGGGCAAGCAATGGCGTCCCAAATGATATAGCCAAAATCCCAATTTGGTCTCTCAAGTTAGACAATGCCCCGCCAGTCGTTTTGGACTGTGCTTGCATCATATTGTAAAAATCTTCACCCTCTGACGTCATTAATTGAAAAGCCTTCTTGACATCTTCGGAGGATATTTTTGATTCTTCGCCTAACTTTCTAACCTGAGTTTGCGTAACTCCTAGAACCTGCGACAAATACCGATCTATTGGTACCGCCGCATCTCGAAGTTGCTTCAAATCCCCGCCCATAGCACGGCCCGCTGCCTGAATATCTGAGTATCCGCGAACAATCTGAGGCAGTTTTTCAGTCCCAAGCGCTGAGGCAACGTCCCCCAGCATTCTCATGGCAGGTATTACCTCATCAGACGCAACACCAACCGCGATCAGTTTTTTTGCGTAATCTATTAAATCTGTTTGTTCAAATGGTGTACTTGCTGCTGTTTGTTGAATTTCTGCAATTAATTCTTGAGCCCTAAGACTGCTCCCAAGCATTGACGTAAAAGCCATCTCTTGTTGTTCGTATTTTATCGCCGCCCCAATAACAGATTCACCTATTTTTTTTAGACCGTAAACAATCCCAGCGGATACAGCAACAAACTCCACCATGGAAGACGATAGTTTTGATTGTTTTTTCTCAAGAGAATCAACACTAGAGCCGGCTTTTGCGGCTTTTTCATCTATAACCGCCAAAGCTGTGCTTACCTGCTTTGCCTTGGGTGAAACTTTGTCTATAAGAGAATAAATAATCTCAACAATATTACTGGCCACTTTTCAAGATCCTCTCCATGATATCAGTTTGGTACGTCAAAAATTTTCCATTTTTTCTATAACATGCCATTATAAAATAAAGCGTTTGCAAGTCTCTTTTGTGCGCGTTTCTAACCACGCGACAAAAAAATTCCTCGCCAACAAGTTTGCCGTAAATATATAGAAAGATTCTCATTTTTTTGACATGGCTTTCTTTGCTTGGCGATTTTCTTCCTTGATCCCAATACTCGCAATGTACATGTTAAACATCCAAGCGTCCATTTCTGTATAATCACCCTCGGGCAATAGTATTTCAATCGGCGGCCTGCAAAAGCGCTTCGCCAGAACGAAGATTGCTACAGCGTTAGAGTCATCTATGCGGCACTCTGTTGAAAACCGTTTGAAGCTCAATTTAACGGCCTCTCCGAACAAATGCAGCATTTTCTGAAAGTTTTTGGCTGTGCCAGGCCTTGCCATAAAAGATTCTACGTCAAACTTTTTTCTATTTTCGGAAATAACGCATTTTGACAGCATAAACCTCAAGACTTTCAGTTGTGAATCTGTTTCTGATTTTGGGGTATCGACTACCCCCGCCTTCTCCATAGCTTGCTCAAACATTGTTTTTTCAGCCTGGACGCCGCGAAAGAAATTCAACGGCAAGCCGTCATCTTCGTCCAAAAAATCGGCGGGGCTTAGTTTACGTAAAACATAAACATCCCCGCCAAAAAATTTAAATAGAGACCCAATCCTTACGCGTTTAAGCGTACGTTGCGACGGCGTCACGTACCCGCACTTCCGCCATCACCAATGTTGCGCCACTACCTGTAGTAACGCCACCATAACCGCAATCAAACTCCACGTCCATGCTTAATGTGTCATTTGCGCCGCTGATCTCTGTATCAGCTTTTAATAGTGCCCGGGGGATCTCGACGGCTAGAAGATATGGCGTTGTGCCTGCCGCGTATTCTGTGCTTGTGATTGTCAAAGCTAGGTCGTATGTTGTTTGTGCTCGCGCTGCGTTCAAGAATTGCTTGTCTGCGTCAATATTCGCCGTCAATGTTACCGATGGGATTGTATTTATTAGCGGGCGGGATTGCTGCGCTGATCCCATTTTGAATCTGTCGGCGTCAAGGCCAAGATTGATAGTCAATTCGAAAGAGTTGATTAACTGCGTGAACTCTGCCGCGTCTGCGGGGTCAATAGTAAGCGACGCCATCGCAAAGTTCAAAGGGGTAGCCGTTGGGTATGAAAATGATGTAATTCTAGCGACGCCTTGAGAATCAACGCCCTCACATGTCCCCGTTAACGTCAACAATATTTTGCCCTGATTGTCGCCGGACATTTTTAATTCGTGGATCTGTGCGCCCGCGTAAGTGTCGGCAAGATCTGAGCCTAGGGCCTGCTGCACTGTGAAAGAGTAGCCAACACTTGAGCCAGTGATTGGCGCAAGCCACGTGTGGACATAGGTGCCATCTGTAACCGTTCCATTTACTGAAGCTCCAAGTAAAAATTGGAAAATCTGGCCCAAAAGGGTAGGATGTGCATCGATTGGAATTTCAAAAGACGAAACCTCACGGCCAAGGTTAGGAAGCTGTTTTAAACGTGAAGAAATCAAATTATCATTTTCGATAAACTCGCGCATAGATTTGACTAGGGCTTCGGGCTTAACTGGCCAAAGCGTCATGCTTGTTGTGTCAGCTGTTCCATATGTTGTTTCTTTTTTGACGCGCAAAAAACCGTCTTGACCTATCCCTGATCTAGCCATCTTTTAGCTCCTTTTTTTTTGGTAATTTTTGGAATGAATCTCCAAGCTCAAGAAGTTCTGCGCTTGTTATTTCAATAATATCATTTTTCTTGACGCGTGAGGTTAAAGAAGCACACATCACTATGCATTCCCATTCCCCAACGTAAACAACTTTTATTTTTTCCATTTTATTTCCTCTTGTAAGTTATTCCCCAAACAATACATCATGCACGATTTAACGTCAACTTTTTGCAATAACTTCCAGCGAAGCCATCCTAATGTACGTAGATGTTTCTTTGTTTATTTTTTTAATGAAAAACTTGCCGGTTGTTGCTTTTGATTTACTGGCAAAAATATAATCCTTATCCCAGCCGTAAACAAAATTAGCCGGAACTTTGGCCCCTATCGGCTTACTTCTGGCCCTATTTGTGCGCGGAATATACAATCTCCTCCCAGGCTTTGGGTAGACGGTTTTTCGGCCTTTATCTAGTATCTCAATCAACGAGTGCTTTTTGTCCGTCGTCGTCGTTTTGTTCGTCACTAAATAATCAGAAATGCCCCGCTTTACAGGCAACATCCACCCACGGGCTGTCCCGCCATTAAACTTGCTCCGTGGCGTGTCTGTTATAAATTTCCTAGTTGCGTCTCTGGCCGCTTTTGCATATATCGCGTCTAAAATTACGCGAATATTTTCTATTTTTTTCAGTTTTCTTTTCAGGCCTTCTAGCCCTTTGACCGTGTAACTAGACACTTAGTTACCTGCCGCCGTTGATAAATATTTTAGATTCAATGTTTAACGTTATGTTAATTTCAATCATTTCAGGTAACTCATTGATTGAGTAATTTATATCCCGGCGGTTGTTTGCTGTTTGATTCAATGTTATATCTAAAACCCCCGCCGTGCTGTAGTCTATAGCGTTCAATATGTGCTCAAGAACGACAAGCGCGCCTTGCGGTTTTTCGCCTATGGTTACAGAGCTGCCAGCTGCCGCAACTGCAGCCTCGTCAATAAATACAAGAACTGTTTGAAATTTAACGATACCGAAAATATCTGTCACGGTTAAAGTTCTATGTCGAATAAAATTTAATTTATCAAAAATGCCGCTATCAATATCTGGATCTGTTATTGAACCCAAAACGACGTCATACGTAAAGCCTGGGAGGGCGTTTGTGGGGTATTGCAAGACATTGTCTGTGCATGTGTTTACGTTCAATGTTCTTTTTCTTATCCCGTTCATAACGGTCAATAGTGGGTCGGTTATGTCTACAAGGGAACCAATAGACAACGCGCCACTAGACCACCCATTTGCAGCCTCTGCGCCTGCGTCGTAGACAATAACCGCGCCACCGTTAACGCCTGAGGATGTTGTGAATGTCCGGGTGCGTAGGTTATTAAACCAAGCAAGTATGTTATTGTTTACGTTGGGATTCACTTGAGCCCCTAGCGTCCATGTGTCCCCATCACCTGCAACGCGCCGGAACAAGGCGTTATTCGTCAACGTTAACTTTTGATGCAATAAGGT